TCAACCCCTGGCACGAAATCCCAATGATCGTTGTTTATGCCTGCTTCGCATCTGCGTTTGACCCTAATTTTGAAATAACACAAAACCTTTTCAAATATGGGTTTGTCAAGAAGATGCCCGACAGGTAATTCATTTAGTAGTTTGCGGCACGACCTATCCCAACTGTATTCAGCGACCTGACCAACCCGCCTTAACGCTTCAGCTTTATACCCGTTAGAAGCCCCACAGACTAGTCTCAGGGCCTCTACAAGCGCGTCAAGGTCAGGTTCGTCTAAACAACCCTCAAAGTCCACAATCTCGTGGATCGTGCTTTCCTGTGAAGTTACAGGAATAACAACAGATGCAAGGTGCGCGTACTGTGCCTGCCCGGAAGTCGGCGTAATAATTGTCGGGATACCCATAGCCATAGCTTGCAAAGGCATCAACCCAAACCCTTCGCCACGACTTGCCCCAATAAAACAATCCGCATTATTGTACCAATCAAACAGTTTGTCTTTACTCATGTAGCCCTGATGAATAATAATGTTTGAAGGCCAATCTCTTTTAGGTATAAATCGTTCTAATGGAACCTTGATATGCAGTTCGGCATCAACATTTGCCAACTCAAAAGCTTTGACTACGACATCCAAACCTTTACGTCGCCACATAGACCCACCGGCATGAAACCTGAACCTGCTGTTCGCAAACCTGGGTGTTGGTTTCCAATAGTCAACATTGACACCCAATGGCACAACACAAACATTGTCAGCATATTGAGAAAACAAATTACGGTTGTGTTCGCAGGGAACAATGATTTTGTCGTAGCAACCTAGCCATCGGTAATACCTGCTTGGCAATTTAGTTGTTTCCCACATTGTATAAAGAACTCGATACGCGCCCTGATAAAAGCCCATCAACCGTGACGGATCGTACATAAATACTGCAACAGAAGCATTTTTGCTTAGTTCAACATCGGCAGGCAAACCAGATTTAAACCCTTCAAGCATCGCCCCGTAACCGTACTGCGGTAAATCCGTACCAAACCAATGCTGATAGTTCACGATTCCACGTTCACAAAATTCCATCTGTTCGCCTGCTTAAAACCTATTTGATTTGCACCAACAGTTAAACTCCACGCCTGTAAATACTCATCTATTACGGTTTCAAAATACGAGAACACGTTGTCACGATAAATAGCACCAATCGTCAAACTCGGTGCAGGCATAACTTTAATTGTTTTCATACGCAAACCAGCCCAAGCTAAAGGATATCGAGTGTCAAGTTTTGCCAACCCCAAACCAACATCCATAGCATCCCTACGCCACACCGTAGAAGTCACAGTCGTTGACGCAACCAAAACAGATTTATCTTCAACCCATCCATATAGTCTCGAATCAACCCAACAAACCCTGGGGTCACTTCACCGCTTTTAACCGTGTAATGCAACACCCGATCAACACCATCCAACATCGGTAACAAAGCATCAACCGTTCCAGGGAACATTGTGTCATCATCACCGAACACCCAAACATATTTACCGGAACCTTGCGTCACCCCACGAAACACGTTCGGGTCGCCATCAATGTTCTTCAACCGTTTACTGTATTGAACCTGCGGATACTGTTTAACGAACTGTTCAGCGTAACCATCAGGGTCATTGTCGCTAACAATAAGTTCAACCCCGTCAACAAGTTGCGGAACAATAGAAGCCAAACACGGCCCAATATCAGGCCGATTGAATGTCGGCACATAAATTGTTAAAAGCATTTAGCCAACAACGTTGGTTTTGTCAGGCAAAATACCTGTAGCAACCTGCCAGTTCTCCTCAGCACGTTTCTCAACAATCGCAGCACCATCAATAGATTTAGGTTGCTGACCATCCTGACGCAACCGGTGATAAGCGTCAAGGTCTTATCTAACACACGTTCCTTCTCAATGATCCGTTTAGATTCAGGTTTGCGTGTAGGCATAGCCTCAGCAGAAACATTGAAATGTGCGATACGACAACCGAAGCAACCTTCGACATCTAACCCTGGATGAGTTTCCCTGTGTTTCATAAACCCCTTAGAATGTTAAGCCACCACCATCATAGTATGCGGCACCACCAGTAAACCCTTGACTGAATCCTCGAACAACGGAATCAAAACCGCCAACAATTACAGAACCAACAGTAAGAGCATCAAAAGAAATGTTCCCATCTTTCGTACCGTCACCACCGTTCGCCAAAGAAATAAGCCTCATCACACCATTAAATTCTTTGCCACTAGTGCCAGCAACTTTGTTTAACGCAAACAACAACTCTTTACCAGTAGTGCCAGCCAAAACGTTTGCGGCATGTTGCGCTTCTTTGCCTTCCGTACCGGCAAGACGGTTAATTTCTTTCTGAAAACTCATGTAATGTTCGCTCCATAACCTGCCGCTGTAAGATCAGCAGCCTCAGCAGCAGAAATCGTATGCACATGACCGCCATGATACGTAATAGCAACAGTAGACATATCGCCAGGCTGATTCTCTGTGAACGACAAATCAGTTAACTTGTACACGTTACGACCCCGATCCCCAGGATGCAAATACCTGAACAACCGATGCTCAATCGAAGAATCATACGGATCAGCCCAACGAACCAACTCATCTGTTGGTGGAATAAATGTTGCCATAACTAAATCATAACATGAAGCAGGGCCAGGACAGAAGGGGAACTGCCTGGCCCTACATTCATTTATTAACTTACTTCAACTAGATGGGTTTATGCGCCACCAAGTGAAGACGATGTGTTGAGAACACGGATAGCTGCCTGACGGAAAATTCCGTAGCCACCCAACCAGTACCAACCAACCGGATTGAAACGCATCAACGAATCCACTACTGGACCACGCACAACCTTCGGATATGCTCCGTTGCCGTCTGTGATCGAGTGTGCCTTCGCCAATGATTGACGACCCATGATGATTGTCTGATAGAGGTCAACTGTTGAAGCCGATCCACCAGTCAAATCCAATGGTGCGCGAGGAGTTTCAATGAAACGAATGGCCTCAAATGCNCCAATTTCGCCATTGTAAATTCCTGCTGTATCCACATAGTTATGCGGGTCACGCCAAGACGCTGCACCGGTTTCGCGGCGAAGATCGTACGAAACGTCTGGGTGAATGAAACCCATGTACATTCCGTTGAATGACTGTGCCTTTGCTCCACGCAACTGTGCTGTAGCGATACGAACATCGTTCGCTTCAATGATGTCTTCTGCTTGAACTGTGGCGTTCGATGTTGGGGTTGTTGAACCGCCACCACCGAAAATCACGTTCGTTGCAGCCTTCAAAACGTTAGCGACAACAGTATCGATTGACGATCCTGCGTTGTAACCGATCAAGTTGGCTGCAACAGCATCAACGTCAAGGAACGAAGTTCCACGAAGTTTTGCTGTCGTGTTAATTGTGTTGCCGTACTCTGCAAGAGTAACTTCAACTTGACTGTCCGCCATTGTTGTCGGAGTCAAATCGGTTGTTTCTGCGAGTGTTGATGTTGCGTCAGCGAGTTCCGAGAAAATCGTGAACTTAACTGATGAACCAGGCATTGATTGTGCAACAGGTTGAATGTCTGCTGCAGCGTCAAAAAGCATTTCTGCGCGAAGCGCGAAATATGCGATTTGGTCAAACGCTACCTGATCGACTGATAGGGAACTTGCTTGTGTAATTGCCATGACCTTTGAGGTCTTTCTCCCCAAAGACTTGCTTTGAGGCTAGATGTTTTGTGATGCCTGACTTGCTTGAGTCAATACCTGCATAACTTCTTCTTGAGATTTGGCGTTACGGATTTTGGTATTCCAATCCACTTCAGGTTCGCTGTTATCACCGAAACTTTTTGCCTTTGACACCCTGTTCCAAGCATTTTGTTCTGCCTGAACTTCCGGTTTCACTTGCGTAGCACCAATGAGATTCACTTCCTGGGCGGCTTGTCGGATCGCTTCTGCTGTCATTTCGCCTTCGTAACCTTTAACAAAATAGCGTGAAGAAGGTGCGTTAATATCAACGCCTGCTTCCACAAACGCCAACTTGCGTTGGGCTTCTGTTGCTGCTGACAGTTTGGCTTCCAGTTCTTTGTTCTTAGCTTCAAGATTTCGAAGCTGTGCGCGTACTGGATTCCGTTCAACCTGGTCCTTAGCGTCTTCCTCAAACTCGTAGTTTGCATCTGACATGACCCACTCCTTCTGCCCACACTTTGACCAGAGGAGTCAAAATGGCTGCAATCTCACCCGTGTGTTACACGTCGAAATCGGGGGGTCCGACGGTTATCCCTAATGGGATAGATGTGAGTATATGACCACTAAGGGTGGTTGTCAAGTATACGAATTATTCGGCTACACCAAGACCGGTTTGTACGGTACCTGATGTTTGGCCAGTAGTTTTAGCGAACCCGCCGCCACCCTGGAACGGTGATTTGCGTGTGCTTGCCCGTTGAGCCAGTTTAGTTTTGCCTTGAACGTCGTAACCTAAAGCGGCCCCAACNTTTTCTTGTTGGGTCAAAGCCTGCTCACCCATCATCTCGGTGTACAAACCTTGTTGTAAACCCATCGCCGTGAACCCTGTTTCGGCTTCGGCGGCTGTGATGCCACGTGCCGCGATCTCCTCAGCGGTAGCGAACTGCAACTGGATGTTGCCTTGCTCTTTGGCTCGTGCCGCAATCTT